AGTGCCGCTCGGCAACGAGGAGGCGCTGAAGGCCCGCAAACTGTTGGCGGAAGTCGAGGAGCGGGAGCTGAGGATCGCGGTGAAGAAGGGCGAATACGTTCCGCTCACCAAGGTCCGTGAGGAATGGATCGGCCTGGTCGCCCAGGCGACCTCGATCCTGCGGGCGAAATTCGAGTCGGAATTGCCACCGGTCCTTTCGGGATTGGATGCGACCGGCATCCAGCGGGAATGCCGCCGCGCCATCGACGAGGTGCTGCTTTGCCTCCACGAGGGCTGACGGGGCGTTGACGTTGTCGGCATGGGCATGAAGGCCCTGAAGGAAATCTGGCGCGAAGCCTGGCAGCCGCCCGACCGGCGGCCGGCCTGGCAGTGGTGCGAGGATCACATCGAGGGCATCCCGTATTCGCCGAACCCGGGACGCTTCCGTTCGGAAAACTCGCCGTGGATCCGCGAGGTGATGGAAGCGCTGGTCGATCCGCGCATCCGCCTGGTCTCGATCATCGCCTCGGTTCAGTCGTCCAAGACCACCGCGCCGGAGCTCACGCTCTGCTACATCATCTCCAACCTGCCCGGGCCCGCCTTGTGGCTCGATCAGACCGACGAGGACGCGCGGGACTATTCCGAGTCGCGCCTGCAGAAGCTCTTCGACCAGTGCCAGCCGGTCGCCCGGCTGATGCCCACCGGAATCCACCGCCACAAGCGCAAGAACAACGCGATCCAGTTCACCAACGGCATGACGCTCTGGATCCTCGGGGCGCACAACAAGACCAACCTCCAGCGCCGGTCGATCCGCTGGCTGATCGGTGACGAAACCTGGCGCTGGCCGCAAGGGCACATGGCCGAGGCCGAGGCCCGCGTCACCGCCTTCGGCTGGCTCGGCAAGTGCATCTTCATGAGCCAGGGCGGCGAGGAGGAGGACGACACCCACCGGAAGTTTGAGGCGACCGACCAGCGGGAGTGGACCTTCGCCTGCCCGGAATGCGGCCACCGCCAGGCCTTCCGCTGGGAATGCGTCGAGTGGAGCAAGTCGACCAAAGATGAATTCGGCGAGTGGGACTTCGACGAGGTCCGGCGCACCACCGCGATGCGCTGCGAGTCGTGCAACCACTACTTCAACGACGGCGAGCGCACCCGGCGCGAACTCAACGCGAGCGGGGCCTTCGTCGCGAAGAACCCGAAGGCATCGAAGGAAAACGTCGGCTTCCATTGGAATGCCCTGTGCGCGATGAGCTGGGGGCAGCTCGCCGAACTCTACCTGCGGGCCAAGGCGGCGGCGCGGAAGGGCGACGTTTCGCTGCTCCAGCAGTTCTACCAGAAGCGGCTCGGCCTGCCGTGGCGCGAATACGTCGAGGATTACAAGCTGGAGATCGTAAAATCCGGCTACAAGCGCGGCGAAACCTGGGAAGAGGAAGGCGCGATCGATCCCAAGACCGGCAAGATCCTCGCCGCCCCGCTGCCCGGGCGCACCGGCTTGATCCCGCTGCGCTTCATCACGGTGGACTGCCAGATGGACCATCTCTTCGCCGTGGTCCGCTCCTGGTCGGCGGAGGGATCGAGCCGACTGGTCTGGAACGATCGGATCCTGACCTTCACCGACATCGACGTCTTGCAGGAGCGCTTCGGCGTGCATCCGAGCCTCGTGTTCCTCGACGCCGGCTATGCGACCTACGACGTCTATCGCGAGTGCGCCAAGCGGGGCTGGGTCGCGCTCATCGGCGACCGGCGCCCGATCTATGCCCACAAGGGCCGCGACGGCAAAACCGTCCAGCGGTTCTACTCGCCCCGGCGCAAGGTGGTGCTCTCGCACCGCCAGCACTGCCACGTCCACTACTGGAGCAACCTCAACATCAAGGACACGCTCGCCCGGCTCCGCCGCAACCAGGATCCGGCGAGGGGCCCGACCTGGGAAGTCCCCGACGACATCGACGACGACTACCTCGCGCAAATGGAGAGCGAGCAGCGGATCAAGGAGAAGGGCCAGTGGATGTGGAAACAGATCGGTTCGCGGCCGAACCACTACTTCGACGGGGAGTCGATGCAGGCCACGGCCGCCACCATGCTCAAGATCGTCGGGCGGGAGTCCGTGATGGCCGCAGCGGTTGACACTCCGGACGGGGAGTCATGAAAACTGTCACCTTCCTCCGCTTCCTCACCTTCCTGGGCTCCGGCATGTCCACGCTGGCGGCCCTCGATCTGGCCGGCGTCGCCAGCCTGCTCGAACCCGGCATGGCGAAATACCTGCTCGCCGCCGGCCCCGCCGCCCTGGCCGTGAAAGAACTGGTCGTCGTGCTCGGCGATCTGTTCGACGACGGCAAGCCTAACAAGTCGTTCAAAATCGGCCTGTTCTGCCTCGCCATGGCGCTGCTGACCTTCCCGCTGCTCAGCTCCTGCACCACGCTGCCCGCCGTCACCGGTGAATTCATCACCAAGGACGGGCGGCTCACCGTTCGCCCGGACGGCCGCGTGGAGCTCGTCGTCGAACCCCTCACCGACAAGTGATCCATGAGCGCGTTCAACGAATGGTTCACGGCCCAGGGATTCCGGCACTTCGGCCCGGGTGAATTCACCGCCTACTTCGCCCGCGAGCGCAAGGGGGTGAAGAATAGCCCGCCGCCGAAGCGGCTGTGGAAGAATCTCGTGCCGACGCTGCGGGTGGTTGATGAACTCCGCGCATTCTTCGGCAAACCTTGCCGCATCCTCAGCTCCTACCGCTCGCCCGATTACAACCGGGCGGTCGGCGGTGCCTCGCTCAGCCAGCACCTGGAGTTCAACGCCCTGGACATCGCCTTCGATGGCGTGAGCCCGCAGCGTGTGTATGACCGGCTCCTCGAATGGCGGAAGGCAGGGAAGTTCACCGGCGGGCTCGGCCTTTATCCGTCGTCGGGTTTCGTCCACATCGACACTCGGGGGCGGAATGCCACCTGGAAAGGGAAGTGACCCATGGCCCGTGGACTCTTCATCACCGGCTTCACGATCTCCGAGGTTCTCGCCATCCAGCAGCGGGCGAAAGAACTGCTGTTGGAGGGCAAGACCATCATGAACTGGAACGACGCGGAAACCTCCGTCTCCAAGCAGTTCACCCTGCCCGTCGATCAAGTGCTTGAGGAGTGCGGCCACGCGCTGCGGGTGCTGGATCCCGCCACCTACGGCCGGCCGCGCATCGCCGTCGCCTCGTTCATCTCAGGCCACCTCCCGAAATGACCCGCCTCAAACACATCGCCCTGCGCTGGCTGCCGCCCGCCTTGGTTCCGAAGGCATGGGGGTCGCCGTTCGAGGCCGCCAACTGGTCGCCCCGCCGCGGATCGGTGCCGGGAGCCTCGCCGACCGACGCTCGCAACGAACTCACGCCGGGGGTACGCAGCGAGCTGGTCCGCAAGTCCCGCTATCTCCACAAGAACAGCGGCTTTATGCGCGAACTGGTCGCCAACATGGCGATCTATTCGACCGGCGACGGCATCCGCGTCCAGGCCCAGTCGCCCGACCCGGATTGGAACCGCGCCGCCGAGGCCCACTTCGCGCTGTGGTCGGCCCGCTGCGAGGTGACGCGCCGCTTCTCGTTCGAGGAGTGCCAGGCGCTCGTCTGCCGGGGCATGGACATCGACGGCGAGTATTTCATCCACAAGACCCGCGATGCCGACGGCGAACCGAAGATCCAGCTGATCGAGTCCCACCGCGTCGGGGATGAGTTCGGATCGAAGGATAGCATCGACGGAGTCGGCCTCGATGCCTGGGGCGCGCCGGTCTTTTACCGGGTGCTGGAGGACAATGGCAAGGGGCGTGACCTGCAAGCCCAAGCGATCCTCCACATCCACGAACCGGAATGGGCGGGCGGAGTTCGATCGCATCCGACGATCCAGCATTCCATCAACCACGTCCTCGACGAGATGGAGTTGCTCGCTCTCGAAAAGCACGCGGTGAAGGACAACGCCGACGTGTCGCGCATCCTCAAGACCGCGCGCGGCGAGCTGGATGACAACGGCGACTTCGTGGTCGGGGGTGATGCCGGCGCGGGAGAGTCCAGTGATCCGGTGACCCTCCAACGCATCGTCGGCGGCAAGCTGGTGGCGCTGAAGCCAGACGAATCGCTCGAAAGCTTCCAATCCAACCGCCCCTCCCCCACGTTCACAGGGTTCCTGGAACACCTGCGGCGGGATTCCGCGCTCGGGATGATCCCGTTCGAGTTCGCGGCTGATTCCAGCAAGGTCGGCGGCGCGGGTGTTAGGCTGATCGTCGCCAAGGCCGACCGGCGCTTCTCGTTCCGACAGATGATCCTCGAGCGCCGCCTGATCCGGCCGGTGTGGACCTATGTCATCGGCGACGCGATCAGCCGGGGCATCCTGCCGCCCGCCGCCGGCTGGTGGAAGATCAGCTCCGTCCCGCCGAAGCGGGTAACCGTCGATGCCGGACGGGAAGCCCAGCAGAACCGCGCCGACGTGGAACGCAGGAAGCCGTGCGAACGGCGATCATCCTTCTGCCGCAGGCACAAGCTGGCTTAGCCGCAGGCAAATGGGGCTCAAGACCCTGTCGGATCACTTCCAGGAACTCGGTGCCGACTTCGGGGAGGAGATCGAACGGCGGGCAGCGGATGCGAAGCTGATCATGGAGACAGCGGCCAAACACGGTGTTCCGGTTGAAATGCTGTGGAAGCCGTCCGCTGGCTCGGCGGTTCCGCTGCTGCCGGTTGGGGTGCGCTCCGCCGAGAGGCTACCTAATTCTGGGACTGATCCGGGCTTATACTAAACATCCACTTGTATTATGCGGGCCGGATGGCCCCAAAAAGACCCGCAGCGAAGAATACGCCGGTTGTTTCCTCGCCGGCATGGAAGCGTTCCAATCCCTAACAGATCCCCGCGAAGGCAAGGCCAAGCGCCACTGCTTCGGCGAAGTGCTCTTCATTGCCTTGGCCGCCATGACCTGCGGCATGGAAGGCTTCGATGATTTCGAACGCTTCGCCAAACTCAAGGAGGCTTGGTTGCGCCGCTTCCTCAAGCTGCCCCACGTCCCGCCCAGCGACGACACCTTCCGCCGCATCTTCACCGCGCTGGATCCGAAGGGCTTCGTCGAATGCTTCATCGCCCACGTCGCCGCCATCCGCCCGGATCTGGCCGGCTCTCTGATCGCCATCGACGGCAAGACCCTGCGCCACAGTTTCGACCATGGGGACCCGGAGAACAGTATCCATATCATCAGCGCATGGGCCGACGACCCCGGCCCGGAGAAGGTCACGCCGCGGAAGACCTAGCGTTGCTTCGAAAACTCACGCTCAGCCTCCTTCGTCACGACAAAACCATCGAGGAAACGATGCGTGGTAAGCGGATCCGCACCGCACTTTGCGAGAAGCCCAGCCCCAACCCTGATGAAACTCGACTCTTCTGAATGAGGTGGCCCTGCCTCACGGGAACACCACACCCTTGAAGCAACAATTGGAGTTTTGCATTTTTTATTATTGAAGATAATCCTTGAGGATAATCCCGTTGACCGATCCCCGCAACTTTTGTACTCTGAGACGTATGCACAAAATCAAAACCTTCGCGCTTGCCGTCGCCGTCGCATCCTCCGCTCAAGCAGCTATTGTCACCGTCGTCACCGATCCCACGGCCTTTGCCGCATCGCTGGAACCCGGTTCCGAAACCCAAGACTTCAATCTTTTCGATGGCTATAACGGCGGTAGCTGGGACGTTTCCGTGCCCTCATTCACCATCACCGCCACCACCAGCGGCGGCCTGTATGCCAACGCAAGCCTGGGCTTCAGCACCAACTCTCCCAGCCAAAGCCTCTTCTTCACCTTTTCTGGCGCCAACCTCCCCACCGCCGTCGCCTTCAACGCCTTCCTCACCGACTCTTCCTTCAACTTCCTCCCAGGGGAGATCTCCGTCGCGGTGAACGGCGCATCCGTCGCCACCTACAATTACACCACTTTCGCCCAGTCTTTCCGCGGCATCAACTCTGATGTCCCCATCACCTCCATCGGCTTCTCCGGCACGAACACCGGCGCATACGTCACCGTCGACAACCTCGTCGTCGGCAACGCCCTTTCCGCAATTCCT